GGGAGTATTTGGCTCTTTCTGTGGCATTGCGGGCAATATTTTCATAGATAGCGTCTCCGTCAGGACTGCGCTCTCGCAGCCTTTCAGTGTCCCGCAAGATAGTCTCATCCAGGTTGATCTGGTTATCATTGATATACTGCTGCACTTCCTGGCGAGAAATGTCATTACGACCCGCAAAGTTATCCTCAAAGCCAATAGCTCTTAATTCATCAGGCTTAACCTTACCTTTACCGGTCAGATCATTCATGTAGCCCTGCACGTTGCCACTCTTACGCTCTAGGTCCATTGCCGACTCGGCTGCCTGAGAATATAAACCAGTCTTAGTCGCCTGGCGCACCTTGCCAGGTAAAATCATTGAGCCCAATAACGCTGTACCTTCCAGCTGGTTAATAGGCTTCTCACCAAAGATATCGATTAATTCAGGCTTGGCATCCTGATACATTCCTATCGCACCACTCAGTGCATCAGCTGCGGACGGAAGTGGAAACTCATCGGTAGAAGCTAAGCCGCGGAAGTTCATTGCTGCGTTCATGCCCCGGCCCAGCATGTCACTAACCGTTGCAGCGTCACCCTGCAGCTCTGGACGGGCTAAAAGTTCTTCATCTGTACGCATATTACCCGTAAGAGCTTGCTTACCATAACGAACCGCATCATTAACAAAACCCTTAGCCATGTCAGGAATAAGGCCCAGCGCACTTAAATCCGCGCTGTCACCAGGGTATTGGCCGCGTAATTGTGGATTAGACTGGTATTCGGGGTCAAATATGTCGATATCGTCTGGATTCATCTGCCAAGTATCTCATCTAGTTCGTCAACATCATTTATCGAATTCACAAAGATAGGTGTGCCTGATCCAACATAGGCGCTCGCAACATTGTAATCAAAAAAATCCCTAGCATCATCATAATCCATGCCGTCTCTTTCAACAAGAATATCTATGCACAGCTCAACACTGTAAACAACACAATCATCAGAACCATATTGACCACCGAATCCAATGATCGCACCATCAAATCCATCGGCCTTCATGGCTGAAGACGTTAAATCAGTCATTTAGCCCTCGCAGCTGCCTTAGCCTTCTTACCTAACTCACCAAAATGGAAAAGCTTCACGCTGGTCTTAGTGTGAGTCTTGCCCGAATGCAACGTACCATCAGCCATCTTATGCTTAGTGCCCGTATGCTCGCTGCCATCCTTCTTATAATGATTAACGCCCTTCATCTTGACTCTCCTCTAAATATCGCTGCAGAAATATGAACCACTGGTCCAACGTCATTACCACGGTCTGCGCGTTGTCGCGCTCCCAGGCTGGATTGACGGCGTAAATAGGCACGCAAACCCGTATAGCCTTATTGTTGAATTTATATATTAACACCGGAACACGGTCGGCGCACGCTTCACAGACCTGAACCCACCAGGACGGTGAGTACCACCAGCCCGACTTATACGCCTTGGCCTCAATAGCATGGCCAGGTATCTCAATATCACACATGCCAGCCGTCTGATATTGGTCCAGGTTACGCTTACATTGTATATCAAAGTCATTATCAACAAAAAAAGTATTTAGACGCTTTACCAGGTCGCGCTCGAAAGCTGCTCCCTTATTCCGTGAATCAGCCATCAGTCATTTCCTTTAGTTTAAAAAATTGAAAAAAATTTTACCCCCCCAGGCACTTTATCTGTGCAAAAAGTTGCACATTAAAATGAGATGGGGCTGGCATTATCTCATATGGATTTTTGGGTATTGAATGTACAAAACTCAAGTAAACCATTCCCGCTGGCCGGCGGCCAAAATATGGGGGTGCCCCTATAAAAAAAACAACCAGGTTTCGATTCTAATTGCCAGGTCCATAGGGGTCCAATTTTTCTGCCCTGCAGCCCAGTATACAGGCATATCAGACCATAACGTGACCCCCGTGCTCACAGGGGTTGATGCATGGGCTGCCTAAACCGCAGGGAAATGCTGCTTATATAGCTGAAAACTATAAGAAAACCCTTTTTTATACCTTTTTGCAATAATTCTGGGCTCTATTACGGGAGAGGCCCCTTTCTTTGTTATTTAATTACACCATAAGCATGCCGTTTGCTTCTTGCTCGGCTACAAATCCTTCGCATCATAGTCGCCCTTGATGCCTAACAATGCGTTCAATCGCTCCTTGATATCCTCCTTGGTCATCTTATCCAGGTTAGCGTTGATCGTGAGGCTTTGACTACGTTGTATTGACAATCCAGCCAGGCTGTTGAGCTCCTTCACTGCACTCACTGCAGCGTTGTAGTTGCCCTGGTCGAATGATGTCTCGGCTATGTTCCATAGCATCGCACCGGTCTTCTCTGGTGTGATGGCATACTTCTCTCGCAGCTCTTCCTGGGCAATGCGTACTGCCTTTGTTACCTTTGGATGGTCTCTGCCGTTGAGTAGTTTTGATGCAGCGTTAGATGGAAAGCTGAAGCCTGCTCGTCGAGCTGCCTCAGTCTGTCCGCATGCACCTTCGGTGTAGTGCCATACAAATCCTGCTTGCATATCGGTGATGCCCAGCTCTTCATCAGCTACAAACTGTATGGGTGCGTTGGTCAGCTTAGGCTTATCCTTCTTGGGTCTGCCTAGCTTTTTGTCTTCAGCCATAGATCCCCCACCAGTTTTGCGAACGTCCGTTCGGCCTCACCATTGCCCATAGGTCTATCCCCATACGCTTCTCTCTCGTCACCGTTCACGATTCGCCACCGTCTGTAATTATCCAAATACTCTTGATCTTCGTCGTAAATAAAATCTTCCATCATATTCTCCAGTGTACAGTGTAGGGTATGGTAGGTGTCCTATACTAAGGCTATATAACACTATATAAACTATATATATCTACTGTTTATACTTATATAAAACTACTCTACCTTAAAGACTATACCCTACCCTACCTATTATAAATTAGCTTTAATATCAATAACTTACATCATGTCCTAACAGTGTACAGGGTATAGCTACCTTCAATGTGCAACATCCTATACATTATCGTGTCCACTTATACCAACTTTGCACATCGACACGATATCGACGATATGCCACCCTCATCACCCTACCTCACCCTCACGCTTCCCACTTCGGTGGGGGTGGAAAGTTGTCGTCCGCCTTGATGACTGAGTCATAGTCCAGGTCGTATATCTTCTTGCCATTACTATACCTTGGTTCTACACCGCGATCAGCAAGTACCCGTGCAGCGTCCTTGAAGTCCGCCATCCTTGGATTATTGATCCCCATGTCTCTGAGTAGGTGGGTCATCTGCACAGGCTTAGTGTCTGCACTCTTAAACCGTATGTATTGTAGCAGCAGGTCTTCGACCGCACTCTGTGTTCTAAAGAACTCATTACTATCCTGCAGCATGACGCGCTCTTCACTGGTAAGAAACCAAGATCTATTCTTGCCCTCGTACATCGTGGTCTTGATCTCTGCCCACACCTGCTGCATATTCAGACCATGCCGCCAGTCTATCTCAGTCACCGGTACAACCCAGAACCGTCTGTTGCCGCTGGTATCAATGAGGAATTCCTTCTCATTAACACTGGCATAGAATGCTGTGCGCCGCTGGTAATTACTAAATGCTCGGTCATACGGTAGCCGCAGCTCATCGCTTCTCTTGGTTAAGAACGCCTTCAGCTGGTCAATATCCGCACGCTTAAACGTACTGCCCAGCTCTCCGAGCTCACATATCCAATGGCTAACACACTGCTTTACACTGTCCTTATCCTGGGGGTTGAGTGTTGCACCCTCCAGCAGCCAGTCCTTATTTGGTGCCAGGCTATTAAACCACTGCGTCTTACCAACGGCCTGAGCACCCTGGAATACCAGGATACCCTCCAAATTAGCTCCGCCCTCCTCGCACGCTGCAGCCACACAACCCAGCAGCCACTTCTTCATCAGCATCTCTTTCAAGGGCTCATTCGGACTCTTAATCGTGTCCAGGAACATCTTTATCCTGGTCTTCCCATCCCAAGGGCTACTCTCCATCCACTCCTTGACTGGGTTGTACTCCCTGGCCAATAGCTTGAGGTTATACCGTACTCTCTCATGCGGTATCCCCATCTTGATACACCGGTCCTCTATCTCAATGATCGCCGAGTCATCTTTCAGGTCAGCGATAAACTTCTGGTGTGGGATCTCAATCTCAATCGCCTTCTTAATGACGTTGTAGTCAACCTCTATCTGATTAGTAACCAGGACACCGCGGTGATTATCTTTGGTGTGTAGGTATCGCCCATTGCTGTTGCGCTCAAAATCAAACTCCGCTGGG